GGTCATTTTCACGCAAAAGGAATTTTTGAGATTTTTTGAAAAGTTTTTGCGGAAAATTTGAAAACTTAAAATTTTAAAGGAGTTTTTGAAATGACAAGGGCGGAGGAATTGAAAAAACTTTGCGCCGATCTTGACGACGCGGCCAGAACAGCAACCGCGCAATTGATAGACGAAATTGTTTTTATCGAAGAACGTCTGCGGGAGTTGCGGCAATATCCATTTATTGCGATCAACCCAAAGAACCCCGCACAGCAGAAACCAACACCGGCAGCAAAGCAATACAAAGAACTTTTACAGCAGTACAACAACTGCATAAAAATATTATTGGGCGTTGCTAATAAGGAAAGTGGCGGCGAAACAAGCCCGCTGCGGGAGTACCTAAACGGACTAAAGAACGGGGGCGGAACGCGTTGAAAATTGTTGAAAAGAAAATTGACGATATAAAGCCATATGAAAACAACCCGCGACACAACGACAACGCGGTGGAACCCGTCGCCGAAAGTATATGTGAATTCGGGTTCAAAGTTCCGATTATCATTGACCGCGACGGCGTAATTGTAGCCGGCCACACCAGGCACAAAGCCGCGCAGCGGTTAGGCTTGAAAAAGGTTCCTTGTATAGTTGCGGACGACTTGACAGCGGAACAGATCAAGGCTTTTCGGCTTGCAGATAATAAGGTCGGAGAACTTGCAACGTGGGACAGCGACCTCGAATTTACAGAGTTGTCGGAGCTTGCAAAAATTGGCTTTAATATGGAGCTTTTCGGGTTCGACAAAATCAAGGACGACGGCGGGGAAGTTATCGAGGACACGCCGCCGGAAGTTGATGAACAGCAGCCGCCCACAACAACGCCGGGCGACGTTTGGCAATTAGGCCGTCACCGGCTTATATGCGGAGATAGTACAGACCCGGAAGTGCTCCAGGAGCTTACAGAAGGCGCGGCCGTTGATCTTATCTTGACTGACCCGCCGTACAATGTAGACTACAGCGCAAAAAATGAAATGTTAAATCGCGCGGACAAAGGAAACCGGAACGCGCGCGCGATCGAAAATGACAAAATGAGCGACGGCAATTTTTACGCGTTCCTGGAAGCAGTATACAAAAATCTATTTTCAGTAGCAAAAGACGGCGCCGCAATTTATATTTGTCATGCCGATATGGAAAGCGTAAATTTTATAAACGCGTTCAGGGCGGCCGGCTTCCATTTGGCGCAACGCCTGATATGGAATAAAAATATTCTTGTTATCGGCCGCAACGATTACCACTGGAAGCACGAACCGATTTTGTACGGTTGGAAACCGGGCGCGGCTCATTACTTCACAGATAGCAGGCTCGAAACGACGGTCATTGAAGATAAACCGAATATCAACAAAATGAGCAAAACAGAGTTGAAAGCCTACATAAAGCAGCTCCTGGAGCAGGGGCCAGCAACAACCGTTATAAACGCGGATAAACCCCTCAGAAACGCAGAGCACCCGACAATGAAACCGGTCAAGCTTATGGCGTATTTTATACGCAACAGCAGCCGGCCAGGGGAAAGTGTTCTTGATGTTTTCGGCGGCAGCGGTTCAACGCTTATCGCAGCAGAACAGACGAACCGCCGGTGCTTCATGGTAGAACTTGATCCGCGATATTGTGACGTTATCGTTAAACGTTGGGAGCAGTTGACCGGCGAAAAGGCCGTGAGAGTATGAGCAGTTACCTGCTTGAATACCGGGACGCGATCAGGCGCGGCGAAATAATCGCCGGTATTGAGTTAATAACAGAGCTTGACCGGCTAATTGACGACCTGGACGACCCGCGGTATATATATGATACTACAGACGCCGAAAACCGTATTGACTTCATGGAAAATTGTATAAGGTTGACAAAATCGCCCTTTTACGGTAAGCCGATGAAATTAATGCTGTGGCAAAAGGCATTTATTGAAGTAACGTATAGTTTCAAAATGGCCGATCAAACATATATTGACGCTGGCGGCAACGAAAAGCACGTTGACCGATTCCAAAAAATAATATTGTTGATCGCCCGTAAAAATACGAAATCAGAAACCTGCTCCGCGTTGGAGCTTACAGAAAGCATTATCGGCAATGAGGGCGCTGACTTAGTTTGCAGCAGTAACGACGATATGCAGGCGTCAATATTATATGACGCAATCGACACAATGCGACTGTTGATTGACCCGGAACAGCTTGACACGCAAAAGAACCAGCGCTTTATAAAAATCATTCCGACAAATTCAAAGATTTTCAAGTTATCGGACAGAACCAAAAACAAGGAAGGCCGCAATATTGATTTTGCAGTAATTGACGAGGTTCACGAAATGAAAACAAACATAATTATAAAATCAATAGAGCAGTCCCAGAGTTTGAAGGACAACCCGAAATTGATAATCATAACAACGGAAGGATTTGTAAACGACGGTGCGCTCGATGAGGAATTGAAGATCGCCCGCGCTATCATACGCGGAGAGGACGACGGTGTCAGCGCCGAACGTACTTTACCGTGGTTATATACGCAGGATAGCGAGCAAGAGGTCTGGACAGATGAAAGAACATGGACAAAATCAAACCCGTCGCTCGGCGTTGTAAAGAAATGGGAGTATTTGCGAAAGCAGATTGACCAGGCGCGGAAAAGTAAGTCCGACAGAATATTTGTACTTTCAAAGGATTTTAATTTCAAGCAGAACAGCGTACAGGCGTGGCTCAATACAGAGGATTACAAATATACAGCGGTTTATGATCTTGAACAATTCCGCGGCGCAATATGCCTCGGCGCGGTTGACTTATCAGAAACAACCGATATGACGTCCGCGAAAATCCTTTTAATGCGGAAGAACGACCGCACAAAATACATTTACCAACATTACTGGATACCGGAAAGCAAGTTAACCAGCGCAGACGACAAACAGGCCGGCGCAAAATACAAGGAATGGGCGAAAGCCGGTTTGCTTACGATTTGCGAGGGAAACGACATTGATTTAACGCTGGTTGCGGATTGGTATTTTCAGTTATACAAGGACTATGGTCTGCGGCTTTATAAATGCGGATATGATGTAAAATTTTCAAAGGACTTCCTCCGGAGAATGGAAGAATACGGATTTGAAACAGAAATCATATTGCAGAACAAAGTCACACTATCAAATGCAATGAAACTTTGCGAAAGCGACCTAAAAGGCCAGGTCGTAAACTATAACGAAAACGAAATTGACGCCTGGTGTTTAGGTAACGCCGCAATGGAAATGGACAGCGTAGGAAACGTGCAGGCGGTAAAGGTTGCAGGACAACCCGGAAAACGCATTGACGGCGCGGTCACGTTGATAATTCTTTATGAAATGTACCGCCGTTATAGAAGCGATTTTGTAAAGATGTTGAAATGAGGTGAAACAAAATGAAGTGGTTTGATAACCTATTCAAGCGGCCGCCAAAAAATCGCAGACCCGCGTCAACAATGGACGGATTCACGCCGTGGTATTCGCAGTTCGGAACAAATATATACGCTTCCGATGTAGTGCAACAGGCGTTAAAATGTATCGTTGATGAAATGAAGAAGTTAAACCCAACTCACGTCCGATACAAGGGAAACGATCCCGTCCCGGTAAAAAGCACCGTTCAAGACGTTCTCGACAACCCTAACCCGTTAATGACGACTGCCGAATTTTTGGAAAAAATAACGTGGTTGTTATTGATGAATTACAACGCGTTTATTGTTCCGACGTATTACACGAAGATTGACGACACGACCAAAGCGGAACGCAGATATTATGAAGCGTTATACCCGATCAAACCGACACAGGTCGAATTTATTGAGGACGCAAGCGGCACGTTATTCGTTCATTTTTGGTTCTTAAACGGCTGGGACACAACAATAAAATATGATAATTTAATACATATTCGTTACAACTACAGCGTCAACGAATATATGGGAGGAAATGTTCTCGGACAGCCAGACCACACGGCGCTGTTGAATACGCTTGAATTAAACAACGACTTACTACAGGGAGTTGCAAAGGCTATGAAAGCAAGTTACGCCGTTAACGGAATTGTGAAATACAATACATTGATTGACGACGGAGCAACCGAAACGAATTTACAGAAGCTTGAACAGAAATTGCGCAATAGTGAAAGCGGATTTTTGCCACTTGACCTTAAAGCGGAATTTACACCACTTGAACGCAAAATAAATTTAGTTGATCAGGACACGCTCCGATTTATCGACGAAAAGATTTTGCGTAACTGGGGCGTACCGCTTGCAATTCTTACAGGTGATTACACAAAAGAGCAGTACGAAGCGTTTTACCAGAAAACACTTGAACCGCTTGCAATAGCAATTTCGCAAGCGTTTACAAAAAAGCTTTTTACGCCCCGCGAAAGAGCGTTCGGGAACAAGGTTGAACTTTACCCGAAAGAATTAATCTTTATGACCGTAACGCAAACGCTTGAAATGATCAATATATTATCCCCCACGGGCGGACTATTTGAGAATGAAAAACGCGTTGCGTTAGGTCTGCGGCCGCTTCCAGAATTAGAGGGTAAACGTTATATGAGTTTGAACTGGATTGACGCGGACAACGCCGCGCAATACCAGACCGGCGAAAAAATCAATGTTGACGTTGTAGACGAAAACAAAACAGTATCGGAGGTGTAAACATGGCAATTACATTAAACGGAGTGAACGCCGATTATATGGGACTTTCAACAGATGAAAAACCGACAAACGAAATTCCCGTAAATACATTATTTCTTGAACTTGACACCGGCGATTTTTATTATTACGACGGTACCGAGTGGGCGAAAGTAGGCGGTTAAATGAACTTTTACGAATTACTTTTTAACCGCGGCCAGTCTTCCGGGGAAGGTATGACAAATTTTGAACACTTGTTTGCAGCAAAACTTGCAGGCGGAGAAATCAAAGAGCTTGAAGGTATTCCGCCGCTTACATTTACAGCGAACGGTCAGCCCCTCCTTGACTACCTTATCAGCGGAAATGAAGAGCACACCGGCACACCAACACCAGACAGTCCGATTATGCCACAGGGTACAGGGGATTTAGAGACAAGCGGTGCTAAAGCAGGACAGTATAAAATCCCGATTTCATCAGCATCTACCACAACGCCTGTTTATCTCGGTGAGGTGGAGACAACAAGGAAGATTAAGAAGTATGAGTTTACTGGACAGGAAAGCATTGTTGCCGATCCGTCTTACTCACGCTTTATATTCATACTTAACGGTTCACTGATAATAGGAGTTAGAAAAACGCCTGCATTCTGCACGCATTGGCAAGTCATAGATGATGGCAGAACAATCGCAAATGTACCGAATAATGCGCTATACAGTGATTCTGGAAGCAGCCGATGGTTTGTCAAGACAACTGACTATACAACAGCAGGTGACTTCAAAGCCTACCTCGCCGCCCAATACGCCGCAGGCACGCCTGTGACGATATGGTACGTATTAGCGACCGAGGAAACCGCAGTTGTAAACGAGCCGCTTATACGCATTGACGATTATGCTGATACGCTCAGCAAGGCGCAGGCAGGTGTTGAGATACCTACAGCAAGCGGCAGTACAACACTTGACATTGATACAACTATAAAGCCGTCAAATGTTTATATCAAATATAAAAGTTAGGAGGTTTAAACAATGACAAACGACCTTGAACAGCGTTCATATTCATTTGAGATCAGAGCAGAAGAAAACGAACGCGGCCACGTTATCACCGGTCGCCCGATCGTTTACAACAGCAGAACAGACCTCGGATATTTTGATGAAGTTATTGAAACCGGCGCGTTAAATAATACAGATTTAACAGACGTTCGATTCCTGGTAAATCACGACATTTCAAAAATTCCGCTTGCACGATCACGCCGTAACAACGGTAATTCAACGATGCTGCTCACCGTTGACGCGGAAGGAATGGGAATTCGCGTTGATCTTGACACGGACAACAACGCGGAAGCGCGCGCCCTTTACAGCGCCGTGGAGCGCGGCGATATTTCCGGAATGTCATTTATGTTTGCTATACGCGGTGAGGAATGGGACAACCTCGACAGCGACCACCCTACCCGCAGAATTACCGATATAAGCTCAGTTGTTGAAGTTAGCGCGGTAACATTTCCCGCGTATAACGCAACTACTATAAACGCCCGCAGCAAGGAAGCGCTGGACAGCGCCCGGTCAGCGTTGGAGAACGTAAGACAGCAGCCGGCAAAACCGCTGGACAGCGGAGAACTTGACCTGTTGAAGGAAAAAACTAAACTTTTAGGAGGTTTACACAAATGAGAAAAAAGAGACTTGAAAAGCGTCTTGCAAAGCTTACAGCAAAAAGAGACGCGCTCACACAGCGCGCGCTGGCTTCACAGGACGCGGCAGAAGTTCGCAGCATTAACGAACAGCTTGTAGAGATCAACGACGATATCGCAGACGTAAACGAGGAACTCGCAGAGATCGCGACAGAGGAAGCAAAAGCAGCAGAGCAGGCAGACGCCCCCGCTGGTCAGAGACAGCAGCCCCCCACAGGCGCGCAGCTTGTGAACGGATCCATTGTCGGAGCATTTGCAACACCGCCAGCACCTGACCAGCAGCGCAGCAAGGCCAACCCCTATGAAAGCATGAAATACCGTCAGGCGTTCAAGAACTATGTGCAGCGCGGAACACCCATTCCCGGAAATCTTCTCGCAGATATTTCCGCATACAGAGAGAGCCTGCCTGCCGATATGCGCGCCGGCGTTCCTATCACAACAGCAGACACCGCGCCCGCAATTCCGCTTACTATTATGCGCGAGGTTATCAACACCGTCCGCAAGCGTTACGGCAATCTTTACGCAAAGGTGCAGAAAATGAGCGTTCCCGGCGGCGTTGAATTTCCTATCGGTGCGCTGCAGGCATCTTTCAAATGGATCGCAGAAAGCACCGTTTCGCCCCGTCAGAAACTTGATAAGCTCGGAAAAATCATGTTCAGCTATCATACCGGCGAAATCAGAATTGCGCAGAGTTTCCTGTCTCAGATTCTTACAATTGAAGCTTTTGAAAACAAGATCACAGAAGTTATCGCGATCGCTTATGTGCAGGCTATGGACAACGGAATTGTTAACGGTTCCGGTAACGGTCAGATGCTCGGAATTCTAAACGATCCCCGCGTTGCAGCAACCGGACACGTTGTTACAATGACCGCCGCACAGATCAACAACTGGACAGCATGGCGCAAAAACTTTTTCGCAAAGCTTCCCCTCGGCTATAGAGCAGGCGAATTCATTTTCCCGCTTAGCACAGTTGAAAGCTATCTTGAAACAATGGCGGACGCAAACAACAACCCTATTTTCCGTCAGGCTACAGGGCTGGAAGTTAATGACGGCGACGCAATGAACCCGAACGGCCGTTTCTTTGGTCGCGATATCGCGCTCGTTGAACCCGATATACTTACAGATTTTGACACCGCAAGCAGCGGCGACGTTATCGGAATTTTCTGGCAGCCGTGGGAATACGCGATCAACGAAAATTTCGGATTTACAATGCGCCGTTATTTCGACGATGAAGCAAATGAGTGGGTTGATAAGGCGCTTGTTGTTGTTGACGGTAAGGTGCTTAATCCTAACGGAATCTGGCTTATTAAGAAGGCTTAAAGGAGCAGTGAAAAATGGATAATACTATCACAGCTTTACAGAACCTTTACGCAGCGCTCGGCGGCAGTACCGCCGACGTTGCAAATATTACAACAATTCCCGATATGATCAACGCTATTGCAACACACGTCGCCACAGGCGGAGCAGCAGAACTGCCGACAGTAAGCAGCAGCGACAACGGGAAAGTTTTAACGGTTGTTTCCGGTAAGTGGGCAAAGGCAGCACTGCCGGGTGACTAATGATTAAGGAGGTTTAAATGATGATCAATGAAAACAGAATTGTTCCCGTAACAAAGACCGACCTGCTGACACTTTACGGAAACATTCTTAAAATTGCAGGTACAAGCGTAACAGCGCTGACAACCAACGCAACCGACGGAACTTTCACAATTGCGTCCGCTTCCGGAACCGTAATTGCAAACGAACCCGTTAAAAGTTGCGAGATCACAGCAGGCACAAGCGCAACAATTTACTTTATTCCCGCTTATGATTACAGCGGCTTCACCATTGCAGGTGCGCCCGTAACAACAACCGGCGCAACAGTTGACCCTGACGGCTGCACACTTTACACCGCAACGCTCAGCGGCGGAAACGCTATTGCAATAGCAAAAGTCGGCTTCTGATCGGAGGTTTAAAAAATGGACGATCTTAAACAGCTCCTCGCCCCCGGTACAACTTTCACAGCGGACGGCGTAGAGTACGAAAGTCAGGGCGTCGAAATTGACGACGATTGTATAACAATCAAGGCAGAAGTCAAGGAGGGTTGACAATGGTGGACGAGGCAATTTTAGCAGCCGTAAAAAGCGCGCTCGGTGTAACCGGCACGTTTACGGATAACACAATTTCGGTCTATATAGACGACGTTGTGGACTTTATGAGCGGCGCGGGCGTTTCGGCGGCTATGATCGCCGCGTCCCCCGGAGTTATTGCCCGCGGTGTTTCGGATCTATGGGACAACGACGGCGGAAACGTTAAATTTTCCCCGTATTTCCACGAACGCGTCGCGCAGCTTGTTCTCCGATCGAACGGGGGCGGCAGTTCATGAGCTACAAACCGAAAGCAATAAACGAGCTTCACACGCCGGTCAAGTTGCTTATACCAACAGGGACAACTAAGGTCAACGGAGTAACGCGGCAGCAATACCCGGACGACGGCGACGTTATATTTGTAAATTGGAAAACGTATGGCGGAACAGAACAAACCGTCAACGGCGTTTATTCCGTACTTGACACGGCAAATATAACGACCCGTTACAGACCGGATATAAAAGCTAATTGCCGCCTGCTCCGCGAGGACGGCGCAATATATCAAATTATTTCGGAGCCGGAAAATACGGACTTAAATAATAAATATTGCGAGTTTAAGGTGGAGCGCGTAAAGGGTGGTGCATAACACGGCACGAAAAAACAAAATAACAGTTGATTTTGACGGGTTCAACATCATGAAAAAGCAGCTCGACGCAATCGGCGGGGACGCGACAAAACGCGCCGTTGAAAGCGCGTTGAAGGCTTCACAACAGACAGTCGCGGAGCAGGTAAGCGCGGCAATTACGCCGCACACGTTGACAGGACGTACAAAAAAATCAATCATAACAAGGAACCCGGTAGAATGGACGGGCGACACCGCGGCCGTAGATATCGGTTTTGATATAACCGGCGGCGGACTCCCGTCAATATTCTTGATGTACGGTACAAAGTTACACGGACAACCGCACATTTCACCGGACAGAAATTTATACAACGCCGTTTACGGCGCGAAAACGCGTAAAGAGATTTTGAAAATTCAGGAAAAAGCGTTTGAAAAGGTTATAGAAAGAGTGATCAAGAAATGAAAGCTGAGTTAATAGCATTACTTGAAACGCTGGGTTATCCCGTTTTTTTACAAGGAAGCTTGAACAGTGAAGAAGATTACCCCGACAGTTTTTTCACGTTTTGGAATTTTGATAATCCGGAAACGGCATTTTACGACGACAACGCAAACCGCTGCGTTTGGGGGTTTTGGATTTATTTTTATTCCACAGACCCGGCGCTCGTCGAGCAGCAGCCGGAAGCAGCCCGGCAGCTTTTAAAACAGAATGGGTGGATATTGCAGGGCAAGGCGACGGACATTCCCGTCGATAAGCCCACGCATACCGGCGCATTTTTCACAACGCTAAAATTTGAAAACTACGAAAGTGAGGTTTAAACAATGGCAGATCAGAAAACCGTTGAATTTCGCGGCTGCGACAATCTTGTTATTGCAGAAGTAACAGCAGACGACGCGTCCAGCGATTACACAACCGGAGCCGTTACAAGGCTCGCCCCCGTTGCAGAGATCGCAAAGACAGTTGAAAGCAGCAGCGAAACACACTATTACGACGATACCGGAATGATCATTATTCAGAGCGAAGGCTCCGACGAAATCACGCTCACCGTTCCCGCGCTGCCCCTTGCAACGCTGGCAATGATTACCGGTAAAAACATTGACCCGACAACCGGCGCATTTATCGACGGTCCCGCCGTAGAACGTTATTTCGCTATCGGTTATCGCCTGAGACTTACCGACGGCACATACCGTTATGTATGGCGCTTAAAGGGTTCTTTTGCAATCCCCGACGAAATCAGCGCAACAGAGAACGACGGAACCGACACCAACAACCAGGAACTGACATTCACAGGCGTCAAGACAATTACGGAGTTTGACAACGGCGGTGGTCCCGGCGTTTCCGGCAGAGCAAAAGCAATAGTTATCGACGAGCGCGACGGAAAGTGTGATCTTACAACTTTCTTTACAACCGTACAGACGCCTGATACAATCGCCGCGCTTGCAAATACAACCGTCAATTCCCTGAGCGTTTCACCTACAACGGCCAGCGTTGCGGTGGGAGCAACTACAACCGTAACAGCAACAGTTGATCCCGCAACCGCAAACGTTGTGTGGGCTTCCAGCAATCCGCGCGTTGCTACAGTTAGCGCCGGCGTTGTTTCCGGAGTCGCAGCAGGTACCGCAATTATTACAGCAACAGCAGGCACAAAGTCGGCAAGTTGCACCGTAACAGTAACAAGCGAGTAACAAGTGAAGTGTTTCACGTGGAACATTTTTCTAATATAGAAAAAGTTGTTCCACGTGAAACATTGTTCTACGTACAACGTAAATTGTTCCACATGGAACATTTTCCAATATAATATTTTAGGAGGTCGCAGGAATGGAACTTGTATTAAAAATTTACAACGGGAAAGAAGTAATAAAAACATATACCGCCGAAACCGTTGATTTTTCGTTTGGTGTCGTTGAAGATATCCTCGACGCGCTGGACTTTGAGAGCATGAAAACGGGCGATAAAAAGGAGCTCGCCGCAATGGTTATTAAGTGTTCAAAGCAGCTTAAACCGTTTTTGAGAGACATTTTCCCCGGCGTAACAAACGAAGAAATCAGAAATACACGTATTCAGAACTTAATTGAAGTATTCCGCGGCCTTTATGCGTTTGCAACGGCGGAACTCGGCGCAGCCGCAGCAGGCAGCGACGAAAAAAACTAAATTCGGGGGAACAAACCCCCGAAACCCTTTATCAAATATTACTTGATCTTAATATAAATCTTTGCGAATGTTTCCCCGCCCTTGACCCGTTCACGGTTCGTGCACAACGTTTTCACGACGTTTTATTAATATTTCGCCGTTTGAACGAACGCGCAAAAAGAACAAAGAAAAAGGACGGCGGAACGGTGATGAAAAACGGCGTTATCAGACGTCCGGCCAGGGACGACAGCTGGTATTAATTGAGGTGGTGAGAGTATGCCAGAACAGAACGTAACAACTAAATTTAAGGTTGATATATCGGACTTAAAAAAGGGAATTGCGGACGCTAACAAGTCAATAAAGCTTGCAAATGCAGAGTTTAAGAACGCAACCGCGGGCATGGATAACTGGGCGAAAAGCGCGGACGGTTTAAGCGCGAAGATTAAGCAGCAGAACGCCGTTATTGAAGCCGAAAAAACGAAGCTTGACCTGTTAAAGCAGCAGCTCGACCGCCTTAACCAGTCCCAGGAAAACGGCGAAAAAATCATTGCAGAATTAACTGCGCAATACAACGAAGCCGTCAAGACATACGGCGCAACCAGCGAACAGGCGAAAAAGTACGCGAAGCAGCTCAGCGACGCCCAGGCAGCGCAAGAGCGCAACGCAAAAGCGGTGGACGATCTTAATATTAAGATTATCAACCAGGACACCGCAGTCAAGAACGCAGAAAGTCAGCTCGGCCAATATGAAACCGCACTTGCGGAATTGAAAAACGAAAGCGAAAAAGCGGCGGAAAAAACTGAAACACTAACGGAAAAAGTCGGACGGCAGCAAACCGAACTTGACGAGTTAAAGCAGAAATATAAAGACGTTGCAGCGGAGCAGGGAACGAGCAGTACAGAAGCGAACGAACTGGCGGCGCAAATTTCCGAATTATCCGGAGAATTAAAGGATAACAAAAGCAAGTTAAACGACGCGGAGCAGGCCGCTGACGAATTCGACAAATCGCTTGAAGATGTTGACGACACGGCAGACAATACAACAAACGGTGGTTTACAAGTGTTCGCGGTCGCTCTCGGCAATTTGGCGGCTAATGTTATTTCAAGCGTTATCGGCAAAATGAAAGAAATGATAACGCAGACAGTTGAAGTCGGTAAAACATTTGATACCAGTATGTCACAGGTTGCAGCTGTATCCGGAGCGACCGGTGACGAATTGGCGCAGCTCCGAGACAAAGCAAAAGAAATGGGAAGCACAACAAAATTTACAGCTTCCGAAGCAGCGGACGCGTTTAACTATATGGCAATGGCCGGCTGGAAAACGGAAGATATGTTAAACGGTATTGACGGAATTTTGAACCTTGCAGCAGCTTCCGGCTCCGATCTTGCGACAACTTCTGACATTGTAACCGACGCATTAACCGCAATGGGCTATGGTGCAGGCGACGCAGGAAGGCTCGCGGACGTTATGGCCGCCGCTTCCAGTAATGCAAACACCAACGTCGAAATGATGGGCGAAACGTTCAAATATGCCGCTCCCGTTGTCGGCGCATTGGGGTATAGTATGGAAGATACCGCCGTCGCCGTTGGACTTATGGCGAATAGCGGTATTAAAGCGTCGCAAGCCGGTACAGCTTTACGCGGATCGTTGTCCAGGTTGACAAACCCGACAAAAGCAATGACTGCGCAAATGGAAGAACTCGGATTAATTACAACCGAAGCAATTACTGCAGTTGACAGCGAGAAATTGAAAAAAGCGCAGCAAAGCGTCGCGGAAAAAACCGCGGCAATGGAAAAAGCGCAAATCAAGTATAACGCTGTTTTGGAAGATTACGGTGAAAGCTCCGCAGAAGCGCAAACCGCAATGATAAATCTTGAAACAGCACAATTAAAACTTGCGAACGCAGAGCAAACGTTGCAGAATGAGCAATCCGGAACAATTGAAGGGCGTAAAATTGTAAGTAGCCTGCTTACAGATGAATCCGGAAATATGAGATCATTACAAGACGTTATGGAAATACTCCGTGATAAAATGGGTGATCTTGACGAATCACAGCAAGCGCAGGCCGCGTCAATTATTTTCGGTCAGGAAGCAATGAGCGGTATGCTCGCAATTGTAAACGCGTCCGAAGAAGATTTTAATAAACTAACAAGCGCGGTCGCAAATTCAAGTTTCAGTATTGACGCAGTGAATGAATCGCTTAAAAATTCCGGTATTCAATGGAGCAATTACAGCGACAAAGCCTGGACAGCTAACGGAGGAATTGAAGGGCTTGCAGAAGAAATAATTTACAACGTTGATAAAATAGGAACTTCAACTGACGATTTGCGGGAATATCTTGAATCTGAATATGATATGAACGCAGACGACGCAACCAAAGCAATTGAAGCTGTAACCGAAGCAATGGAGAATTCAGAAGGCGCGGCGCAAAGAATGGCGGACACGATGCTCGATAATTTGGGCGGAGATATGACGCTGTTACAGTCCAAACTTGAAGGCGTACAGCTTGCAATCTACGAAAAATTTGAACCCGCATTGCGTAAAGGTGTTGGAGTTCTTGATAAACTTCTTGACGCGGTTCAATTCGTTGTTGATCACGGTACGGAATTTATCATCGTACTCGGCGGAATGGCCGCGGCCGTTGCTGCTTATCTTGCATATACAACCGCAATTCAGGTAATGACTAAGGGCTGGCGTTCACTATGGGCTGTTCAAAAGTTAGTTGCAGCCGGTCAAGCGGCGTTAAATGCTGTTATGGCATTAAATCCGATAGGCCTAATTGTTGCGGCAATTGCCGGTCTCGTCGCGGCGTTTGTTATCTTATGGAACAAATCCGAAAAATTCCGTAATTTTTGGATTAGTTTGTGGGACAAAATTAAAAACGTTGCGGGCGCAGCATGGACAACAATAAAGAAAGTTTTCGCGGGAGCATGGGACACAATAAAAACCATTTGGGGCAATGCTTCCGACTGGTTTAGCGAAAAGTGGGACGCTATAAAAAACACCGCGTCGGAAGCATTGGACGCAATAACCGGATTTTTTGTGGGAGCATGGGAAACAATCAAAAGCGTTTTTTCTACGATTGCAACCTGGATAAACGAAAACGTTTTTCAGCCGATTAAAGCGTTTTTCCAGCCTGTAATTGATTTTTTCCGAACCGCATTTGAAATTATATTCCAGCTTGCAGAAGGCTGCTGGAAGCTAATAAAAGCGGTTTGGGGGGTTGTTTCAACGTGGTTCAATATACACGTTATACAGCCAGTCAAGAAATTTTTCAATGATCTATGGACGGCAATAAAAACAGCCGCGTCCGTGACATGGGAAGCAATAAAAGCAACTTGGAACGTTGTTTCAAGTTGGTTTAATATCCACATTATAACGCCGGTTAAAAACTTTTTTACAGCTATGTGGGACGCTATCGAAACAGCAGCGTCGGCAGCATGGGAAGGAATTAAAAACGTTTGGAATGTAGTTTCAGGCTGGTTTAATAATACGATAATCGAACCCGTTAAAAGCTTTTTTGGCGGAATGTGGGACAAAGTAAAGTCCGGAGCTTCCGACGCATGGGAAGGAATTAAAAACGTTTTCGGCAGTATTGCAGATTGGTTTGAAGAAAAATTCTCGACGGCATGGCAAAAGGTCAAAGACGTATTCAGCACCGGCGGCCAGGTATTCGAGGGAATCAAAGACGGTATAACCGACGCATTTAAAAACGTTGTAAACGCAATTATACGCGGCATTAATAAAGTCATTGCATTACCATTCAACGCAATTAACGACGCGCTGGATACAATACGCAATATTGAAATTGCAGGTGTACAGCCGTTCGAGGGTTTAATTTCGCGTTTCGATGTTCCCGAAATACCAGAACTCGAACAGGGCGGTATTTTGAAGCGCGGCCAGGTCGGACTGCTTGAAGGTAACGGCGCGGAAGCGGTTGTCCCACTTGAAAAAAATACCGTCGGTTTGCGCAAGATCGCGGGAATAATAACAAAGTTTATGGAGCTTCCGGAATTAAAACCGATTGCGGACGCAATAACAAAGGGCTTTGAAAAAATCAATAGTTTAATTTCGGAGATATTAAATTTTGTTCAAGATATCGAAGTTTCAGGCGTGAAACCGTTTGAAAATATCAGCAAAATTCCCGAATTGAACACGGCCGCGATCAGAGACGCGGTGCAGAGTATCGGTCAGGAAGTAAAGCAGACAGCAGCACAACGAGCAACGGAAGCGCCTGCGAATACCGTTAACAACTACAACTTCAACCAGACCAACAACAGCCCTAAAGCGTTGTCCAGGTTTGAAATTTACAGGCAAACAAAAAACTTGATCAACGCGACAAAGGGGGTATAAACCGTGTTCACGCTTAAAATTGAGAACGCAAACGGCGAAATTTTCGAGTTAACACATAATACGCAGAATTATGCTGTTATTGGTGTTCAGGGTTTAACATATCCCCCGACGGTGGTCAATACCAGCACCGGCGGAGCAGTTGACGGAACGTTTTTCAATTCTTCACGCGTTGAACAACGCAATATTGTTATTGAAATCATTATCAATGGCAACATAGAAACGAACCGTCAACAGCTTTACCGAATTTTCAGCATAAAAAAACCGTGTACCGTTTATTTTTCAAACAAAAATCGCAGTGTACAAATACAAGGTTATATTGAAGTCCTTGACGGCGATTTATTTGTGCAGCGGGAACAGGTACAAATATCAATTATCTGCCCGCGACCATATTTTGAAGATCTTCAAACGATATACACGGAACTTTCACAAGTTGTCCGAATGTTTGAATTTCCGTTTATGATTGAAACCCCTATTCCGTTTTCAGAAATTGTCGATTATCCATTGTGTACGGTCAATAATAACGGCGACGTTGACGCCGGTTGTATTATACGCGTTGAAATAAACGACAATGTTACAGGGCTAAAAATATACAACGTAACAACACAAACATTTATCGGGTTTGATTATAGTTTCCAGCAGGGCGACGAAATTACAATAAACACCATTTCGGGACAAATGAAAACCACCTTGAACCGTAACGGTCAGGTTATCAATATTTTAAACTACTTGTCCGCCGGTTCAACATGGTTCAAATTACCTCCCGGAAACAATGATTTTACATATTCCACGACAGAAGGTTCGGAAGCGGTAACAATCATATTTGCAACCGCCGCGTTATATGGAGGTGTATAAAATGATCTTGTATGTTTGGAGCTACGCAAACGGCGTTTATACCAAAAATACGGTTATTGACTACGCAACCTCGATAATTTGGGTGAAGCGTTTCACGGCGGCGGGAGAATTTGAATTATACTTGCCTGCGTCCCCCGCGTTAATGGAGCTTTTCACGGGGGAAACATTGATCACACGCGACGACAGCAACGTCGCAATGGTACCGGAAAAAATCGAATTGACAACCGACGCGGAAACCGGTAATTATTTGACAATCAGCGGCCGCAGCGCGGAAAGCATACTCGGCCGCCGTATAATACCAAAACAAACCAATTACCGCAGCACAACAGAAAACGCCCTGCGTAAAATGGTGACAGATAATATTATTTTGCCGGCAGACAGTACACGGAAAATACCAATTTTCACATTGGCACCTGCGCGGGGCTTCACGGAAACCATTGACAAACAGGTGACCGGAAAAAACCTTTTAACGGTAATTTCCGACATTTGCACCGCTTACGAATACGGATTTGAAGTGACGTTTACAAACGGAAATTTTGTATTTGATATTTACAAGGGCGTTGACAGATCAGCAGGCCAGCAGGCAAACCCGCGCGTTATATTTTCTCCGGAGTTTGAAAACCTGGGTAACACGGAATACAGCCGCGATAACACGACATATTTTAACTCTGTATATGTAGCCGGTCAGGGAGAAGGAAAAGACCGCGTTATTGTTAACGTTAACAGCGCAAAAACGGGATTATTTCTCCGGGAAGAATGGGTGGACGCCCGGCAGACGTCCAGTAATACCGACGAGGGGCAGCTCACGCCGGAAGAATACAGTGCATTACTACAGCAGCAAGGCGACGAGGAACTCGGCAACGCCCGCGAAACAACAAATTTCGGTGGGGAAATTCTTGACGTTAATGTTTACGTTTTCGGCGTTGATTACGGGCTCGGCGATAAAGTAAGCGTAATAAACGAATACGGCATTGAAGGAACGGCAACCGTTACGGAAATAACAGAAGTCGAGGACGAAAACGGATATAAAATTTATCCGACATTGTCCGAATGGGAAACAAGGGAGGTCTAAGAAATGGCGATTAGTTACGGATTTTTTAACAGCGTCAACGGTGATCGCAAATACAACGCGGACGACATAAGCAACTATTTTTTGAAGTTGATTAGCAACGGAGTATTTGCAACCCCCGCGGACGCTATGCAAGTACAGGCCGGCTCCGGTCTTACCGTCCAGGTCAGCGCCGGGTGGGGCTTTATCAATTGCAAATGGATAAACAATAGCGCGCCTTATTTGATTACACTTGACGCGGCCGACGTTGCATTAAACCGCATTGACCGCATTGTGCTGCGACTTGATCCGACAACAGCGGTCAGAACTATTACAATTGCAGTTAAAAAAGGCTCACCGGCCAGCAACCCGCAGCCGCCCTCGTTAACACGCACCGTCGGTGGCGTTTGGGAATTATCGCTGGCGCAGATCGCTATAAACGCAGGCGCTACAACAATAACGCAGGCGGATATAACGGACGAAAGAGCAAATACAAGTTTATGCGGGTGGGTTACAGGCTTAATTGAGCAGATCGACACAACAAATTTATTTGCACAGTATGACAGCGCGTTTAATAATTGGTTTGCAACCGTAAAAGAGACATTGTCCACAGCAACCCTCGTTCGACAGTATACCGCGCATTATGTTACAACAACAAGTAGTGAAACCATTATTCCGGTCAATATTTCACAGTACAACGAAACGCTCGACGTTTTGAACGTGTACGTTAATGGTTTACGGCTTGTTTCGGGCGTTGACTATACGGAAAGTAACGGAGTTATCACGTTAACAGAAACCCTCGACGTTATCGGAACTCCGGTTGATTTTGAGGTATTAAAGAGTATTGACGGTAGTGAAGCGGAAAGTGTTGTTGATATGGTTTACCAGTTACAGACGGAGCTCGGCAAACTTGACACAAATAATTACTATTGTAACGGCGTTAACGATAATACCGTGTTTATGGAATGGCTCGCAAATCGGGAGCAGGGACAGAGCAACCGCAACGTAGTAAATGTTATTGGTGAATTTGGCGTTGATACAAATATACATAACCAGGACGGCACTGGCTACAGCCTTATTTATAACTGTTCCAGGGATTACGGAATAACGCTTAATTTTTCACAATGTAACACAATCAGCGCCCGCGGAAATAACTTTGCATATTTTAGCGGTTGCAAAATTGAGGGCCTGACAATTTTATTTAACAACGTAACAAACGGTCAGGAAACCGCAGCAATTACAGCGCTAAATTGTACGCTTAAAAATTGCAATATCAGAGGCACGTTAAACGGCTCGGCGGCCGTTGTAGCTTACAGCGTTAATAATTGCCGCATGATTGAATGTAATTCAAATTTGACCGGTTACGGCATTATTACGGGCATATCAGCGCAGCAGACAATAATTAATAGTTGCAATATCAAGGTTACAAGTGAGGGCGCAAATACAAGCGCTTACGGCGTTGATATTAGCGACGCGTCGCACTGTGATAACAGCACGTTTACAGCGATCACAACGGCAACCGGAGAGCAGTCCAGCGCGTCCGGCGGTATCGGCGGCGGCTATTATTCCAATTGCTTATTTATTGGAATGGGCGGATTTAAAGGCCAGGGCTTTTATTTACGCAGCGGATATTTATTAAACGCTAATAATTGTATTTTTCGCGGATACACAAAGAACGCCGAAAGTGGCTGGGGTTATGGTATCACGGGCGAAAATAGCAACGAAAACACGCTATTTTTAACGGCTGTCAATTGCAATCAGGTCAGCGCAAACGGCTACAGTCAAACCGGTTCAATGGTATTCAGCCAGGGACAAGGTGCATATACAGGCTGTTTTTATACGGCAGTTTCGACGCCATCAACAATTGTTTCATATGGTCGTGTGATCGCAAACTGCGTCTAAAAAGGGGGGTTTAATTTATGGATTTTGATTTTTATACAAAAGACGAAATTAACACAATACTGGGCGGTATGAACTTCAAAAAATTATCACAGGAAGAATTTGACGCAATAATCAATAAGGATCCCGACACGGTATATTATGTATATGATGATAACGGAAATATAACGCAGTATATCGGAAACGCCGCGCTGGGCGGTGGAGCAGTTCCGGCAATGTCAATAATTAATGCTGCCGGAGCGGTCGGTGTAGCCGGGGACGCAGAGGAGGTTTAAAAAATGGCAATTACAAGAACAGATTTTACAGGAGCAACCCAAGCGGCAAACGCGCCGGAGGTGCTCGCGTGGCTACAGGCAAACGCGGCAGAATATTTTGATACAATTACAGCGGACGAAAACGGGAACGTATCTTGCAAAATAGGTGAAACAACTGTGCTGCTGCTCGGATTTGACGGTAATACATCAAGTCAGATGACACTAATTAATGGAACAAGCATTACTCATTATGAAAAAAATGATCGTTTTACCTATGCTATTAAGACATCTAACGGCGTCTACTTAAATAGCTATAATTTTGGAAGTGTTTTTATTACAAAATCCGATAAGGGAACAACCGCGATCGCATGGAACATTAAAGCGGGTTCTGATTTTTATGGATACACATTCGCTGACTTTACACATTCATCGACTTTTTACGCACCCGTTACAGGCACCTGGGACGCATCAAGAAACGGCTGGACACATTCCGCGCCTTTAACAGCATTAACCCCGGCGGTATTTAATGGCGGTTGTTATGCTCCCAGTTTATTTATTACAACACTTTCCGAGTATACACTCATTAAGTGCATTTTTAGCATTGACGGCACGGAATACGCTTCCGACGGCGTCCTCGCTCTTAAAGATTAACGTTGTTCCACATGGAACATTTTTCCAGAATAACAACAAACCCCCTGTCAATATACAGGGGGTTTTAACGTTTCAACATTTCAACGGAGTTTTCCACTTTTCAACTGTTTATTAAACATTTCAACCGTTTGTAATTCAACATAATTTCAACATTTATCAACTGTTTCAACAAAATCAATTCAACAATTTCAACTTTTACACATTTATAAACATTTTATCAACTCAATATTGTTGACCTATTTTCCGCAAAATATAGCAAAAAATCAGGTATTTCAACATTTCAACCGTCCCTACTATTACTACTATATAATTATATTCTTATCTTATCATAACTCAAAAACGAACTTGAAAGCAGTCCAAAACGTGCGGAGGTTATCGGAAAATTAGACGCGAAACATAAATATACTTTCAGAATTGATTTAAACGCCCGTTAAAGGCGTTTTGTTTTTTAGAGTATAGTTTATAGGGGTAAGCCATTAAAACACGTTACAGCGCACTACAGCCCCCTCAAACGCGAAATTATTCTATTGATATACTTTTCAAACCGTCCACAAACGCTGGACGGTTTATTTTTGCACAAAAACAAGTGATAAACTTTGTGCAAAAGTCCGACATTGACATTTTGTACATATTAGTGTATACTTATATGTAGAGGGAAGAACGCCCTAAAAACAATGGAGGTTATACACTATGAAATATTTTGAAAATTGCAAAAACATTGAAGAATTAAAGAAAATGTACAAGGAGCTTGCAAGAAACAACCACCCGGACCTGGGCGGAGATCTTGAAACAATGCAGCAGATTAACAACGAATACGACAAAGCAATTGAATATTTTAAGATTCACGGCTCCCGCGTTGATCAGGCAGCAGCAAAAGCAGAAACACCGGAAAAATTCAGAAAGATAATAAACGATCTTGTTAAAATGCAGGGCGTAACAATTGAAATAATCGGCTCCTGGGTTTGGCTATCGGGAAACACAGCGCATTATTTAAGAAAAATTAAATCAATGGGCTTTGCATGGAGCAGCAAACAGAAAAAATACTACTTGTCAGACAACGGCATAAAAAAGCGCGCAAGCCGTTTAACAATGAAAGAAATTCGCGAAATGTACGGCTCACAGATCATTGAAAATACAACAAAATATATAGCATAAATATCAGGGGCGATATTTTCGCCCCTTAAAATGCACAAAAATTTATAGAAAACTTTGCTTATTTTGCGAATTGAAAAACTTGCAATATTAGTGTATACTTAGATTAAAGAAAAACAACAACGACAGCCGAAAGGCAAGGAGGAAATTATGACAGCTATTAACTATTTAAGAAAAATTGAAAAAGAGATCGCAGAAAAAGCAAACAAAAATTATCAGTCAGAGGACGGACGCAAAATTCACGAAATCACAGAGAAAGCATTAAAAGAAATCACAACAAGCAACGACAATCTTACAATCCGCGAGTTAAACGGAGAAACAATTATCAGCACATACCACACATACTATCAGATATACGTCAAAATCGTTGCAGGACGCGGACGCCAGACAAAAAATACAAGGAACGACCGTATAAATGAAATCTGGAATAACATTTTGAATGAGATCAACAACGCAAAGTAAACAAACCAAAGCCGAGCCGGGGCCGGCTAAAGCCCCGGAGAAATGGAGCAGTTATGTATAACATGAAGTATTTTAACGAGAACGCAAAGAGAATTGACAGCGAATACAGCGAAATTTACGACCTTGACGGACATAGAATAGCAATTTGCAGTTGCGAACGGTGCGCACGGCGGCAGTATTACAACGTATGCGTTGACGGCGTAACAATTGCAACAAGAGCGCGTTTAAACAATACAATTCGCATAGCGTTGAATTACTTGAACGAACAGACCGCATAAAACGCACATAAACGCCCCGTAAAGCCCCGCAAGGGGCTGAGGCGGTATAATTATACTATGAAAACAGGAGGGCTAAAAATGGACGTTATAAGCGTAACAAAGCGTTTTATTTTTTATAACGACAATCACAGCATAAGAGCAACGCCGGAAGCATTGCGCGAGATCATGGACGCAGCCAGGGCGGACACCCGATTTTATGACCGTATGTACAAAGAGCTTGACACCATTTACAACAAACTAAAGTTAAATCTTGACCACGGCACACCTGCACCTGACCGCGATAATTATTTTGAGCGCGTCGGCGCATTGTTCGGAATAGCGGACGCAATGAAAGAAGCGCACAAAAAGCAGCTTCACGCAATACAGGTTGAAACGCAATGTAGACTGGCGCTCGGTATGGAGCGGCCAAGCATTGCGGAAATGTACCCGGAAACAACAATTAAACGGAGGTAAAACAATGAGTAAAGCACAGATCAAGGCTGTAAACAAGTTCAACAAAGAGAAAACAAAGTGTATTCAGATCAGATTAAATAAGAACACGGACGCTGATATTTTGGAGCAGCTCGAAAAGGTACCGTCAAAAATGGGATATATTAAACAGTTGATCAGAAACGATATTAACCGCCCCGAATAACACACAAACCCCCTTTTTCAAGGAGGTTTATTTACAATTTATTTACAATTTATTCATACTGAGTTAATTTTATTCTGATACAGTAAATTACAGAAAATCACAATTGACTTGTTAAAAAACACAATTTAATTGTAGTTTTTCCGAAATCAAATAAAAGGAGCGTGAAAAATATTTGCTTTTAAGGATGGTGAAAAAGCGTGAATAAAAACGTGTTTCGTTCCGTGATGATTTATCACGGAGACACACAAAAAGACGTTGCGGACGCGCTGAGCATTACAGAGCAGACCGTCGGCGACAAAATCAACGGTTTATCCGATTTTAAGCAGTCCGAAATCATAACATTGATTGAACGCTGGAATTTAACGCCGGAGCAGGTAAACGAAATATTTTTCGGTGCAGGACAATGCACGAATTTATAAAATTCGTTTTGCAGGAAGCAGAATGGCGTAAAAATCAAAGTTTCGGAGAGTATAAAAGAAGGTGAAGGAAACGGGCAGGCCATACGGAAATAAAAATCATTTTATACATGGGAAACGCAAAACGCGTTTATATCGTATATGGGCGAATATAAAAACCCGTTGTTTAAATCCAAATGACCCGCATTTTGAAAGATACGGCGCCCGCGGAATAACAGTTTGCGACGAATGGAAAGACAATTTTCAAGCGTTCTATGATTGGAGTATTTCGCACGGTTACGCGGACAACTTGACCATTGATCGCAAAGACAACAACGCCGAATATTCCCCGGACAATTGCAGGTGGGCAACGGTTGCAGAGCAGAACCGAAACAAACGCACAGTTAAATTGATCACTTACAAAGGCGAAACAAAGACTATTCCGGAGTGGACAAAACAATTGAAGCTCGGAAAAGAAACGATCAGAGAACGACTGCAGCGTGGCTGGAGCCAAGCGGAAGCAATCGAGGGAAAGAAGGTGATTAAATGAACCTATATCAGCACCAAAAGGACGCGCTCGAACAAACCGAAAATTTTAATCGTGTAGCCTTTTATCATGATATGGGCCTTTAGCTTGGTAAAACGTTCACGGGCGCGGAGAAAATGCACCGGCTCGGCGGCCGGGTAAATCTTGTTATATGCCAGAAATCAAAAATTGACGATTGGTACAGGCATTTTCAAGATAACTATTATTCCGGCGGGGCGGACCAAAATATTATTTTGCCGCACAATTTAACAGAACCGGACGGAATGGCCGTTTTCAAGTGGAACATTGAAACAAGCGGTGGCTGTCAGTTAGTCGGAATTATTAATTATGATTTGATTTTCAGACGGCCGGAACTTTTGGAAATCAAGTTTAACACAATCTTACTTGATGAAAGCTCCATGATCAAGAACGACACGGCAAAGAGAACGAAAACAATTTTGAAGCTCAAGGCGGACAACGTTATTTTATTGTCCGGTACACCGACCGGCGGAAAATATGAAGAACTTTATAGTCAATTAAAGCTATTAGGCTGGGACATATCAAAGCGGCAATATTGGGCGGAGTTTATCGAAACTCGGAACATTGACGTCGGCGGATTCAAACTTCCAATTGTAACCGGATATAAAAACGTTGGACGTTTGAAAAGAAAAATGCGGGAATATGGTTGCAGTTTCTTGAAAACGGAAGAAGTTTTTGACTTACCGGAACAGATATTTACAGACGTAAAGATCAGCGCGCCAAAAGAGTACAAGCAGTTTCAAAGAAACAAAATTGTTAGATTTGACGGCTGGGAACTTATCGGAGACACGATATTAACGCAAATGCTATATAGCCGGCAGTTATGCGGAGCATTTGCACCGGAAAAGTTAAATGCGCTGGGCGATCTTATCGAAAGCACAAACGACCGGTTAATTATTTTCTATAACTTCAATATGGATCTTGAAGCAATCAAGGCAATTTGCAAACAGTTAAAGCGCCCATTTTCGCAAGTTAACGGAAGCACCAAAGACCTGGGAGCATACGACAAACACGCGAACAGTGTAACGGCTATACAATACCAGGCGGGCGCAATGGGTTTGAACTTGCAGAAGGCGAACAAAATAATATATTTTGCGCCGCCGTTATCATCGGAGTTATACGAACAGAGCAAAAAACGTATACACCGAATAGGTCAGGAAAAACCATGTTTTTATTATCGGCTCATTTGCAAAAGTTCAATTGAAACCAAAATATACGAAGTTTTGGAGCAACGCAAAGACTACACAGAAAAGCTTTTTGCAAAAGGGGGTTTTTGAAATAGCAGCGGAAAAACAGTTTGAAAACAAAGTAAAAAAGTATCTGCGTAGCGTGGGTATATATCCTGCGGGGTTTTCAGAAACCAAAATGACGGTTGACCAGGTCGGCTGGTACGTTAAAATATGGGGCGGCGGTTATCAGAAAAGCGGAATACCGGATTTAATATTAAACGTAAAAGGGTATTTTGTCGGTGCCGAACTAAAAGGCCCAGACGGAACCCCGTCGGAATTACAATTGCACAATGTACGCGCGATTAATACGTCCGGCGGGTTTGCGTTTGTTCTTTACCCGTCCGCATATGAACAATTTACAAGGTTTATAAACGGACTAATACGCGACGAATTCAACCGCGATGAAATCCCGGAAATATGGAGGTGAAAAAATGGATAATTTCAAAGAAATTGAAAAATGTGACGTATGGGAGCATTTGCAAGCGGGAAAAGCGGTTTTTGCAGTCGTTCTCAAAAGCAGGAATTTCAATGAAAATATCTATGATTTGCGAAAGAACTGGAGCGTTTCACAGATTAACCGACTTTTGAGCGATAAGGAAAAGAACGTTGTATTTTATGAGGAAATCGAGGTATAAAAATGAGTAGTTTATCAAGAACGATCAAACGCGGAATTATGTTTAAGGGCATGAACGCAAAGCAGAAGAAGCTGCACAGGGCAGAGCGTAATAACACACGAAAGAACCCACAGGCAGAAGCAGAACGGCGTGCAAATATTATTCAGCATATCCTACAGCAGAAGGTGTAAAGCAATGGCTACAATGTACGAATTAACGGGCGAATATGCGGAAGTTCTTGCAATGGCAAGCGACCCGGAAATTGACCCGCAGGCGATCGCCGACACGCTGGAAGCGATCGGCGGAGAAATCGAGATCAAAGCGGAAAACACCGCAATAATTATTTCAGAGCTTACCGCGGAAGCGGCCAAAATTAAGGCGGAGGAAACCAGGCTTGCAGAGCGTCGAAAAGCGCTTGAAAATCACGCCGCCAGCCTTAAAGCCGCTTTATACAACGCGATGAAAGCGACCGGAAAAGAGAAGTTCAAAACAACGCTTTACTCGTTCAATATTCAGAAGAACCCTGTCAAGCTTGTTATTGATGATGAAAACAAGGTCCCGAAAAAGTATTATATTCCGCAGCCGCCAAAGATCGACACGACAAAGCTCAAAGAGGATTTGAAGGCGGGCGCGGTTCGTAAGTACGCACACCTGGAGCAGGGCGAAAGCTTGCGGATAAAGTAAGGAGGGTTGAAAATGTACGAAAAAATCGAAATTACGTTCAAGAGCGGCGAAAGCATTGTTTACAACAAAGGCCAGTGGGACGACTACACATTTGACGGAAAAGCAGTTACCATAAAGAAAGACGGTGCGTGGATCGGAATTTATAATTTTGATAATGTATTTTCCGTTGAATTAAAATAAAGGAGGTTTAAACAATGGGAATTCCCGTATTTATCCTGGGACAGAGCGGCACGGGCAAAAGTACAAGCCTACGAAATTTCAAGTCAAATGAGATCGCGCTCATTAATGTAATGAGCAAGCCGCTGCCATTCAAGGGTGCATTTACCGAAACTTATAACGGCGACGACTACGCCGAAATTGCAAAGTCAATAAACAAGAGCAAAAAGAAAACCATTGTTATTGACGACGCGCAATATTTAATGGCTAACGAGTTTATGAGACGCGCGCTGGAAAAGGGCTACGATAAGTTTACCGAAATTGCAAATAATTTCTGGACGCTTATTAACGGCATTACAAACGGCCTTGATAATGACGTAATAGTTTATTTTCTGATGCACACCGACACCAGCGACGACGGTTGCGAAAAAGCAAAAACAATCGGAAAAATGCTTGATGAAAAAATATGTATTGAAGGCATGGTGTCAATTGTTCTTAAAACAGCAGTTAAAGACGGCGTTTACAAGTTCGTAACTCAGAACAACGGACGCGACACGGTGAAAAGCCCGCTCGGAATGTTTACAACATTTGAAATTGACAATGATTTGAAAATTGTTGATCAGACTATCCGCGAGTATTGGAACCTGGGCGGGGACGCTTCCGAAATCATGGAACAGCACGACGCAGAAGTGGACGCCGGCGGCGTATCAACGGAAGCACCGAAAGCAGAAAAGACAAGTCGCCGCAGCCGCAGAGCAGCCGAACTGGAACAGGAGGAAACACCGAAACGCCGCGAACGTAAGAAGCGCGACACAGAACAGCCCTCAGAAGCAGCAGAAGCACCCACAGCGGCCAGCAATGACGACGCTGGGGAAACTATAAAACCCCGCGAGAGACGCCGCAGAAACGCCGCAGAGAGCGCGTCAGAGGAAAACCCCCGTCGCAATCGCCGCAGCCGCAGAGCAGCCGAACTGGAACAGGAGGATATAACCGACGATGAAGTGCCGTTTTAAGGAGGTTTAAAAATGAAGTTTGAAAAGTTTTTGAAGAACTGCGGAGCGCGCGGAAGCGTAGTTAATACGCCCGGCGGACAGTTCTTAAAGCTCGGTGCGGTAATGCTTGCAATTCCGGCAGGGCTCAACGTTCTTTCAACAACCACAACAGAATCACCGCAGTATATCGATGATATTTTTACCGATTTTGACGACGAATTTTTAATTAAAGCAGAGCTCAGCGGTGCACAGCTTCCAACACCGGACGCGTCCCCGTCAAAAATACAGCGTATTTTTACAAATGAGCAAGGCGGCACAATCGCAATTGATAATAAAACTTTTAGTATTATTGAGCGAGCTGATCGCATTTACACATTCAGAGAAAACGAGGACGGTGCAGCAGACGACCAGGACGCGCTCGTTATAACAACCGGTTACGGCGACGATGAACAAATAACCGGAATAATACTTGATGAACAGTATTATTATAACAAGCTCACAAACAAGGAGGATAACAAATAAATGGGAATTGATTTTTCAAAATTTAACAAGGAATTTCCTGCCGATAAAATGAAAAAGGATATGCAGACCGCAAAGGAGAACGGCAACAGCGACCTGCCTGACGGAGAGTACACGGTCAAGCTTGATAAAATGGAGCTCGGCCAGAGCAGCAAGGGTGCACTCATGATCAAAGCTCAGTTCCGCATACAGAAGGGCGAGCACAAGAAACAGTGCATTTTTGTAAATCGTGTACTTACAGGAACAAAGAACGACGGCTTTATGATGTTAAAGGCTAATGAATTTCTCGAAAGCCTTGACAGCGGCGTCGAAGTTGTTTTTGAAGATTGGGAACAGTACAACGATCTTATTCTCGACATTGCAGAAGCAATACAGGAGGACGGTCTGCTGTACGTTGTTGCACTTGACACAGACGGAAAATATCAGAATTTCGAGGTCATTGACATTATCGACTAATAGACTATTAAGCGCGGCGGAGAAAATACCCCGCCGCGTATTTATAGGTAATAAAACATGATAAATTTTTATGATTTTGAGGTTTTTAAATACAATTGGTTAGTCGTAATTATTAACCCGTACACGGAAGAAAAAACCGTTATTGTTGACGACCCGGCGCTGCTGGAGCAGTACCACAACAACCACGCCGGCGAGATTTTCGCCGGGTATAATTCTAAACATTACGATCAATATATTTATAAGGGTATTTTGTGCGGGTTCGATCCTTACAAGATCAGCGATTTTATTATAAATAAGCGTATGGACGGCTGGCGCTTTTCCGACGTTTTGCGAAAGATCAGAATTTATAATTATGACGTTGCAAAAATCAATGACGGCGGATTGAAAACCCTTGAAGCGTTCCTGGGAAATGATATTCGCGAAACTTCCGTGCCGTTCGATATTGACCGGCCATTGACGCCGGCAGAGATTGCGGAAACAATCAAATATTGTACACACGACGTCGAACAAACAATTGAAGTATTCATGGAACGCAAAGAAGATTTTGACACACAAATGCAGTTAATAACAACGTTTGGCCTGCCGTTGTCAGATATAAGCAAAACACAAACACAATTAACAGCTAAATTATTAAATTGTGTTCGCGTAGATCGTAATGACGAATTCGACGTTGAAATTGTACCTTGCTTAAAGCTTGAAAAATATAAATTTGTTCTTGATTGGTTTATGAAGTCGCTTGAAAACGCCAAACAAACGGGCGTATATCCGCCGGGTCTTGATATTGATATATCAGGCGTCCCGCATACGTTCGCCTGGGGCGGCCTACATGGAGCGCGCCGAAAATATCACGGTAAAGGCCTATTTCTTCATGTTGATGTAACAAGCTATTACCCGTCGGAAATGTTGGGATATAATTTCTTGACCAGGAACAGCACAACGCCGGAACGATACCGTACCATTTACGACACGCGCGTCGCGCTCAAAGCAGCCGGAAAGAAAAAGGAACAAGTGCCGTATAAACTTGTATTAAATAAAGCGTTTGGAGCCACAAAGGACAAGAATTCCGCGGCATACGATCCAAAACGCGCCAACGATATTTGTATAAACGGTCAGCTCCTCGCGCTTGATTTAATCGAAAAACTCGAAGTAATACCAGGGTTTGAGCTTATCCAGTCCAATACCGACGGTTTAATAATTAAGATACCAGATACTGACGCAGCATTTGAAGCGGCGGACGATATCTGCTGGGAGTGGGAGAGCCGCACCGGTATGCGTTTAGGTTTTGACGTTATAACGGAGATATGGCAAAAGGACGTTAACAACTACGTTTTCAAATTTGAGAACGGAAAAATTGAAAGAAAAGGTGCATATGTCCAGGAATACAACCCGTTAAAGAACGATTTAACAATAGTAAATACGGCGTTAGTTGAATATATGGTGAACGGCGTCCCGGTTGAAACAACAATAAACAGTTGCAACAATATGAACCTATTTCAAAAAGTTGTAAAAGTATCGAGTAAGTACGAAAGCGCCTGGCACAATGGTCGGCGCTTGACGGAAAAAACATTCAGAGTATATGCAAGCACGGACAACGGTGACGGTCCAATATATAAGCAGAAAAGGGCGGGTGCGACGCTTGAAAAGTTTGCAAATACGCCAGAGCATTGCACGATATATAATTACAGGATCACAGACCAAACAGAAATAAATCTTGATCGAAGCTATTATATTGAGCTTGCAAAGAAGCGGCTCGGTGATTATGGAATGGAGGTTTAACACATGGAAGTCGCAATAATTACATTTTGTATTCTCGCAATTATATTTTTAAGCGCCGATAATAAACGTTTGAGTGATGAACTAAAGCGTGAGCGCGAACACCCAGACGCATAATTTTAAGGAGGTTTGAAAAATGAATGAAAATCAAATGAATTTTCTTGATGAACTTGCAGCGTTACTTGATAAATATAACGTCGGTGAAGTTTATGTGGGTTACGATAAAACAAGGATTGTTTTTAATTCTAATGGTAGTAATTTATGTTTTATGACTTATGCAAGTAACGAGTTTCACGGTGTTTCAACGGCGGTCGACACATACAACGCTAAAATAACCGACAAAAAAGCGGAGCCGGTAACAAATCCGCTCACAATTGAAGGAGTAAAAGAAATACTTGATATAAACAAAAATCAGCGCGAAGTCCTACAGGACATTACAGAAGATATTGACGATTATATAAATATGTGGGGCGAAAATGGCCGCTTGATTGATCGTGATACTGTAATAAAAAGCCTCAAGTGTATTAAAGAAAACGCCGTGGGCGCGTTAGAAAAGAGCGGTAAAAATGAAAACAACAGTTGACATTTTATACATTCTTTATTCATCAAGAACAAGCTGCCACAATTGCAAAGAAATTATGCAATGTATTTTTCATAGCGTAACAAACACCAAACGCCCTTTAACGGCTTGCAGAATGGAAGATGTGGCCGCAGATATGATATTAAGGGGGCTTTATTAATGGACGCTTACGGCTACTATTGCAGGTCGGAAATTATACGGCTCCCGGACGGAAATTTAATTGACTTTAACGGGCGTGAAGATCAAAGTGTTGTCCGGGAGCTTACCGACACCGCACGGAAATATATAAATGATGATTACGCGGACTTTTTGCAAATGTTCCTTGACGGCCTGCTCCGTGATGTACGACTTGAAGAAATGCGATTCAATAGCGATTTTGACGCCGCTGAGGAAGAGAATGAAGGATACCGCGCCACATTAAACGAAATTGAAAATACATTGCAGGAGTACAAAACAAAAGTATTTGACCACAAAACAAAGCTTTACCGAAAAGACCTTGACGCAATGCTAAAGTGCGTCCACGGTTTAATTAATGAGGTGATATAAAAATGATTAGATTTGAAAACACAGAGGTTAGTGGCTGGGTGGCAGCTATTCGCGGAATGAGGAACCCGCTCAACAGTTGGAGTAAATCCGACAGTTTCCACGGTTGCAGGGCGGGTGACTATGGTCATATAGATTCATATGATTGTGATGAAAAATGCAAATCAGATTGTAAATTTTGTATCGGTTCAAACGATTTAAAGTTAATGCAGCAGCTTGTAAAAGCCGGATCCGACCATTCAAAATTTATGCGTATGATCAACGTTACAGTTGATGTTACCGCGCCGATGTATTGGTGGAAAGAATTTGATACCTATAAAGTCGGTACCATTCGCAACAGTTGTTCAACAATGCACACTATACACAAAAAAGAATTTGAACTTGACGATTTTTCACACGAAAAATTATTTGATATGCGTGATCAAGTCGACTATTCGGACAGTGTAAAATACATTTGCAATTCTAAATCGACATTGAGAGCGCTCCTCAGACATTTGAACAGTTTGAGAGAAAATTATATTGCAACAAATGATAAAGCGTATTGGTATGAAATAATACAGCTCCTGCCGTCCAGCTATAACCAGCGCGCAACGGTTCAATTGAACTATGCAGTACTACGCAACGCATACCACAGCCGAAAGAACCATAAGCTCGACGAATGGTCAGTCGGGTTTGTTGAATGGGTTGAAAGTTTACCATATAGTGAACTTATCACGGAGGTGTGAACAATGTCAAATCTAAAGCGCGGCGATGTATTTTTTGCCGATTTTGGTAATAAGCGCCGCCCGTGGATTGTTGTGCAGAACGACGTCGGAAACAATCATTCACCGAAAACAATTGTTGTTCCGCTGACTTCCAAAATAAAAAAGAATCTTCCGACGCATTGCGTTATATGTTGGGGAAAGATCAGAACAAGCGTCGTACATTGCGAGGAAATACAGAGCGTTACAATTGACCCGCGGTGGGATCCGGTCGAACATTTACCGCCGCCGATAATGCAGTATATAAACAGAGCGTTAAAAATAGCAATAGGAGTAGATTAAAATGTTTTTTCGCGGCTATGTAAAAACAGACGGAAAAAAAGCGGTTGAAAAGTTCAAGGGCGACGTCCCGCTGCGAACATTGGAGCAGGCGAAAGGCCTTGACAGTTACGCGGGAATACTTGCAGACGATGCAATATTAATTGATGTTGACGACTACGAACAGTCAGAAACATTAATGAAAATCGTTGAAGAAAAAGAACTATTGTGCCGCGTATATGAGACTACACGCGGGAAACATTTCTTTTTCAAAAACAGTCGCGTTGGAAAATGTTACACGGGCGCACGATTGGCCTGCGGTTTGACAGCAGACATTAAGTGCGGAAAAAGCAACAGTTATTCCATACTAAAGAAAAACGGACAGGAACGCACAATAATATATGACATTTTGGACGGGGAACAATACCAGGAACTCCCGGCGTTTTTAATGCCAATAAAAACAAAGATCAATTTTTCCGATCTTGAAGAAGGCGACGGTCGCAACCAAAATTTATACAACTATATTTTGACCTTGCAGTCAAACGGCTTTTCCAAAGAAGAAGCGCGGGAAACACTTCACGTTATTAATGATTATGTATTTTGTGAACCATTGAGCGAACAGGAAATAAAAACGTTGTCCCGCGATGAAGCTTTTCAAAAGGAAAGTTTTTTCAACGGTTCAAAATTTCTGTTTGATAAGTTCGCGCAGTTTTTGAAATCGGAATACAACATAATTCGCATTGATAACCAGCTCCATATTTACGACGGCGGAATTTATAAAGGCGGGTACAAAAACATTGAAAACAAGATGATCAAACACTTACCGCAACTTAATAAAGCAAAACGGGCGGAAGTTATCGCATATTTAGAGTTATTGTGCCAGGAAGAAAAAGAAATGAGCAGCGCCGAATATATCGCCTTTCGGAACGGTGTTTATAATATCACGACAGGACAGCTCCTGCCGTTCACGCCGGATATAATAATACTAAATAAAATAGATTGGAATTATAACCCGGCAGCATATGACGCGAACGTCGATAAAATGTTTAACCGTTTGGCCTGCGGAGATCAGGCGGTGCGGGCTTTACTTTGTGAAGCCGTTGGATATTGTTTTTATAGACGAAACGAGCTCCGCAAGGCGTTTATATTGACCGGCGAAAAGCAGAACGGAAAGTCAACATACTTGAAGCTCATTAATTTTCTTTTAGGTCGCGATAATGTAACGAGCCTTGACCTGGCGGAGCTGGGTCAGCGATTCAAACCGGCGGAGCTTTTCGGCAAGCTTGCAAATATTGGCGATGATATCGGTGACGACTTTATCTCAAATCCGGCAATATTCAAAAAAGTTGTTTCCGGGGATCCGGTAAACGTAGAGCGAAAAGGGGAAAACCCGTTCGACCTTAAAAATTACAGTAAGTTCCTTTTTTCAGCAAACAATATTCCGCGAATAAAGGACAAGTCCGGTGCGGTAATTTCAAGGCTTGTAATTATTCCGTTTAACGCACGTTTTACCAAAGACGACGCGGATTTTGACCCCTATATTATTTATAAACTTACGACTGAAAACGCTATGGAGTATTTAATAAATATCGGTTTGGAAGGCTTAAAAAGAATTTTGAATAATTACACATTTACGGAATCGGAAAGCGTAGAAAAGGCGTTGACAGAATACGAAGAAAACAACAACCCCGTTTTGATATTCTTCAAAGAGCTTGCGGTGAGTGATATTATAAACAGGTCAACGCGGGACGTTTACAGCCGTTACAGATTATTCTGCGCAGAAAACAATTTTAACGCAATGAGTAACGTCGAATTTTCAAAGGCCGTAAAAAAGCGTTACGGCGTAGAAATTACAGATAAAAAAATAGGCGGCAAAAAATACCGCGTATTTTCCGAAAAGTAAAGGGAGGGTCGAAAATGCTCGGCGCAGTATTTGAATTAATAGGAATTGCAACCGTTGTTACGGTGGCGTCTATGATTATAAAAATTGTATGGGACGATTGTATAAAACCTTTAAAATGCAACCATAATTACAAGATCGTGGGCAGTTTGCAAACTTTAGATAGTACAATTTTATTCTTGACGTGCGAAAAATGCGGAAAACAAAAGGATATAGAAATATATGAACGTATTGAAATAACAAAAAGGGGGGAGTAATTACGAAACGATTAACAGACCGGGAAACCGCAGCCGCGCTTAAAGAGAACACCGAAAAGTTGCAAGCGGTAGGAGCACCAGTGAATATATCAGATCTGCGATACATTAAACTTGCAGAATATGAGGGCTTAGAAGAACGAAAGCAGTTAATAAAGCCCGTTGAAGAAAGCCCGGTCGAAATATTTGATTAACGGAGGTATTTTTATTTATGAACGACGTTTTAAAAAATGAGTATTCGGAGCAGTTCGACAAAGAACGCCGCGCCCGCGTTGAAGTAAGTTTTTACAAGTATGGACCCTCGCGGGAGAATTTCGGTGCCGGGCGTGTTGACGCGTTAGCGACCGCGAAAAGATGTATTGAAGCATTTGAACGCGATCACAACAGCGAGCACCTGGTCGACGCCGCAAATTATTTAATGTTCCGTTACAAATACCCGCTTCCGGGGGACTACTTTAAAGCAACCGACAGCGCCGGAAGTGTTGGAACAGTTGGAATACCGGTCAATATGGAAAAGGAGTTTTGACAATGGAAGCTTTTATATGTGGTTTAACGATAGGTAGTGCCGTTGCATTTATAACAACCGTATTAATAACAGCGGCTGACCTCGCAGAAAAGGACGACGAAATCACACGATTAAAAAATAAGTTGGAGGAACTGGAAAAATGAAAAAAACGTGTTATTTTTGCGGGGACAACGGTGAGTGTGGCGCTTTAATGAATTGTTATTGTGCCGGAATTAATCACGATTGTAAATTTTACAAAACAGAAGAACAGTACATTGTAGAAAGAAATCGCGCCGTTGAAATAAACCGCGCAAAAGGTAACTGCGATAATTGCAAGTACCGTTCTGTTAAATGCGCTATCATACCGAAAAACAAAAATAACGCTGAAATATAAGTATACACCTTGAACCGCACTTGAACCGCCGTTTTTGGCTGTATTTCGTTAAAAATCACATGAACGGTTCAAGGGGTTCAAGGGTTCAAGTACATATTTCTTTATATTATATTACATAGTATATATTATTATACTTACTATCTAATATATATTATATAAATAAAAAGAATATAGAAAGCCTTGAACTTGAACCGAAAGCGCGTTTTTTGCCGAAATATCGGTGTTTGTAGCGGTTCAAGATAAGTGTATACTAACTTGAACCGTTCAAATGAACCGATTTGCGTTTTATACCGAAATATCGACGTTTACGGCGGTTCAAGATGAATTTAAGAGGTAATTTTTATGAAAGCAAGTGAATTAATTGATGAAGTCGCAAAGAAAACCGCGCGGGCGGTTGTTGCAGAATTCAAGCGCGCGGGTATGATCAAAGAGAACCGGCTCAACAGTTTCAAAAAGACAGAGCGCATTTTATACGAATACCCACGCTGGCGCAAATCCAATTTAGAAGAAACAACCCGGTTTTGCACATTAGTCCAAAATGCGCTTGACAGCATTTCTGACGATCCATATTTTCAGATCATAGAATTAAAGTATTTTCAGAAATGGACACATGAGCGCATAGCGGAATATTTCAATGTTGATGTTTCGGTGATTAGTAAACGCCGTACAAAATTAATTAATCAGCTCCGCCCGATTATTTTTTCAGATGATTTTATTCGTGAAATTTACGAATTATAAATTGAATTGTATTTAGAAACGCCATAGAAAACGCTGACGCGCCCGCTGTGGCGTTTTTATTATTTATTAGTATAATTTGTAGGGTAAAATTTGCGGGCGTTTTAGGGGCATTTATGACGCTCTCAGTGCTATGCACATTTATTGCACAATTACGGCACATTTTAGAATATTGAAAATATATGAGTAGCGGTATAAAATTAAAGTATAAAAGCCCGTTACAGAAAACCGGGATAATGGGCGGTATTAGTTTTTTTCGGAGATAGATTTTTATGACAAACGAAGTATTAGTCGGAGTATTAAGTTTTGCGGGTACGCTTGCGGGTAGTTTTGGTGGTATGAAGTTAATGTCATATCGTATTGAACAGCTTGAAAAAAAGGTTGACAAACATAACAACTTTGCAGAAAGAATCCCGATTTTAGAAGAAAAAATATCTGTTGCAAATCACCGAATAACAGACCTGGAGCACGAACGCGAACGGGAGGGCTGACAATGGGAAAGTTTTTCAAACGGGAGCCGGTAAAACGAGCGATCAGAACATTTATACAAGCGGCCTGCGGTTATATTATCGCTAATATTGCAATGCTTGATTTTACCGCTGAAAACGCAGTAAAAGGTTTTGTTGTTTCCAGTGTTGCGGCAGGCTTAGCCGCAATGATGAATCTTGAAGGCGAGGGAAAAAATGAAAATTGAAATTGTCGGCGGGAAGATATCCGCAGCAGAGCAGGCCGAATATATCAAGATCATTTCCGAAAAGTACGCCGGTCAGGATATTGAAAAAATTGTAATTGAGGTTAACGGGGAATTCGTTGATATTCATACACATTTAAGGTCCGTTCCGTTTCAGCGTATACGCCGTATAACCGGTTATTTAGTGGGAACGCTTGACCGGTTTAACAACGGAAAAAAGGCAGAAGTGCTTGACAGGGTACCGCATGGCGTAGACGATCACGTTTGCAGCGGTTTACTCGATGATTAAAGGGGGGTTTATATATGCGCGGTATAGATGTATCAAAGTTTCAAGGCGCAATAAACTGGCCGGCAGTAAAGGCCGCAGGAATTGAATTTGTAATTATTCGCGCCGGATATGGCCGGGAAACATGGCAGAAAGACGCATATTTTGAAAGAAATTACACGGGCGCAAAGGCAGCAGGGCTGCACGTCGGCGCTTATTGGTACAGTTACGCGGACACGATCGACGACGCAAAGAAGGAAGCAGCTGCCTGCCTTGAAGTAATTAAGGGTAAACAGTTTGATTTCCCGATTTATTTTGATCTTGAAGAAAACAAGCAGCTCGCAAAGGGCGCGGCGTTTTGTTCGGGAATTGTACGTGCGTTTTGTTCGGAGCTTGAAAAAGCCGGTTATTTTGCCGGTTTATATATGTCAAGATATCACCTGCAGCAGAGCATTGAACCGGAAACCGCGAAGCGTTACGCGTTGTGGGTTGCAGAGTACGGAAACGGCCTGCACTATACCGGTAAATATGGTATCTGGCAATACAGTGACGCCGGACGCGTTGTCGGTATTATCGGTAATGTTGACATGGACAACGCGGTGGTGGACTATTCAAAAATCATTATAAACGGTGGTTTTAATGGATATCCGAAACAGGTGACTCAGGCGGAACCGGTAACATACAAGGTCGAGAAGGGCGACACATTAACAGCGATCGCGCGGAAATATAAGACCACGGTCAAGGCGTTACAGAATGAAAACGGTATAAAAAACGCTAATCTGATTTACGCCGGCCAGGTATTAAAAATACCGGTCAAAACCGGTTAAACTTCCGTTTTTTGAAGGGGTTGACACAATGGCAAAACGCGGCAGAAAAGGCGCGTATGAAACGAAGATAAAACCCCGATTTTCTGACATTTCCGAGTGGTTGAAACACGGGGCGACAGAAAGACAAATTGCGTTTAATTTGGGCGTTTCATACAGCACTTTTAACAAGTATAAAGTGGAAAAATCCGAATTTGCGGAACTTCTTAAAAATGGCCGTCAGAGTTTAGTGCTTGAATTGCGCGGTGCATTGGTAAAAAAGGCACTCGGCTTCACTTATACAGAAATTAAAAAGTATCAGAAAACAGAGAACGGTCAGGCTGTAGCATATATTGAAGAAACAACAAAGACAGCGCCGCCAGATGTTGCAGCATTGAATCTTTGTTTGAAGAATTACGACCCAGACGATTGGGCAAATGACCCGCAGGCGTTAGCATTGAAGCGGGAAGAATTGGAACTGCGGCGACAAATCGCAGATAAAGACGACTGGTAAAGGGGGCTTGAATTATGGCATTAAACGGAATCAAAGAAAATAAATGCTTTGAACCTACATACATACCGGTGCGCGGATATCATTTATTTACTTTTATTGAAGCGGGAGCAAGTGCAACGTTTAGTATTAGTACGCTGGGAATGAATCTTCCGTCCGATACGGTGCCGGTTGTAACAGCTACGCAAGTGTTGCTTCCGGGTGATAGCTACAACGAAAACGTTGTTATTAATAGCTATCTTGACTTAGTGAACAAACAGGCGGTTATTGTTTGCAAAAACAACAGCTCAAGCACTATCGGACAAGTTATGGTCGATTATGCAATTTTATGAACAAGTTACAGGCGTTTTATAAATCAAGACGGTGGGAAAATTTTGTTGAAACTTTGCGTATTGAGCGCGCAGACGCCAGCGGCCTGATACATTGCGAGCATTGCGGGCAGCCGATAACAAAGAAATATGATTGTATCGGACACCACGTCACAGAATTGACAGAGGACAACGTCGACGACGTAACAATTGCATTGAATCCGGACAATGTCAAGCTTGTACACTTCCGGTGCCATAACGAAATACACAAACGTTTTGGTTATGCGGGGCGCTTGATGCAGAAAGTTTTCATTGTATATGGAGCGCCGTGCGCAGGTAAGCGGACGTTTGTTGAATCAGTAGCAGAACCGGGTGACTTAATACTTGACTTAGACAAAGTGTGGGCAGCAGTTCGCGCGAGTAGTTGCGGGGAGTATGAGAAACCCGGTGAGCTTAAAGCAAACGTATTCGGCATAAGAGACTGTTTAATTGACATGATCAAAGTCCGGCGCGGTCGTTGGGCTAATGCGTATATAATCGGAGGTTATCCGCTACAGGGAGAGCGCGAACGGTTGGCGGAACAAGTCGGCGCGGAAAAAATGATTTTCATTGATACGCCGAAAGATGTTTGTTTATTGCGAGCGCAGCAGAAACCCAGCGAATTTATACAATTTGTAAATGACTGGTTCGAGAAGTACCGCCCCCCGGTCGAGGGTTGAAAAATCGTTCGGGGGAT